TCCGCAACGCCGTTCCACGCCGTGTAGGTCGGGGAGGCGCACGTCTCGCCCGCAGCGGGGAGCGTGACATCGGCGGCGGTCTGGTAGACGTAGGTATTCGTGCCCGTGAGAGCCGGGTTCACGTAGATCAGCGTCTTGCCGGTCGTGCCCGCGTAGGAAACCACGGTCAGTTCGGGAAGCGTTGCGGACGAAACCGGCGTTCCGTTCAGCCGCAGTTCCATCGAGATCGCAGCGCCGTCCGTGGACGCGCCCGCGTACTCAACGAGGTTGCAGAACGTGCAGTCGCATGTGATGACGTTCGACGTACCGCTCGCGTTAAGGCGCGTGATCCGCAGTGAAGATTCGCGATTGGAACCGAGCGAATACTTCTTGCCGAAAATATACTCCTGCGCCGCGTCGCCGATGACGCGCTTGCCGGTGAGCGTATACGCCGGGGCCATGCCGGTTACATGGTTCGCCGCAAAGCCGCGATAACTCGCCGGAAACCACTGGACAAGGATTTCGTTCAGCGCTTCGGTCAGGTTATCCCATCCGGCGTTGAGCGAGGAATACGTCCAGACGCTACCGTTTTTCACAGTTCCGATCTCTACGGTAATGCCATATTGGACAAGGATTGTGGGGTTGCTCAAATTGTTCACCTCCGATAAAATGTGACCTCAACGGATGACCCGTAGAGGAATTGGCTATTCAGCTCACGCCCGATATAGTTGGGTTCGCTGGTTGTGATGATGTTCATGATCTGATACGCCGTTGCGCCCGTGAAGGTTTTCGCCTTTGTGAGCGCTTCGTGAATCTTGTTCAGCGCGTCCGCAACCTTCTCTTGCTCTTCGTGCTTCCCGTTGATGACAATATCAAGAGTGCAGACCGCGCCTTTGTCTGCGAAGGTCGTTTCAGGAGCGCCGCCGGATGCGGTCATTGTGATTCCGTTGTCAGCCGGAAGCGCCCCGCGTAGAATCGTTGCATAAGGGGATGTGGCCTGCGCCAGAGCGATGACAGCAGTCAATACGTCGTTGTTTACGCTCATCTCAGCCCTCCTGCGAATGATTTGTTCATGATCTTTAGCCAGTCTGCGCCATAGGTCTTCTTGGCTTTGTGCATCCATTGGAGCGCGGCGTTCGCGTTCACGGCGTGCGACGGGTTTCCGGTGTAATAGACTCTCTTGGCATACGGTGTGTTGTAGGATAGCTCCACGTCTTGGCCTACGAGGTCGAACCTGCCGGACGCTTTAAGCTGCCCTTGATCGATCCTGACAAACTCGTTCGAATCAGACAGCGCTTGTTCTCCGACGGCGAGAAGCCCCTCGCGCGTCGCGTTCTCAAGCAAACTCTTATACAACGTCCTGTTCACGCTAAAGTTCATTACACCAGCCCCAGTTCGTAGTGGTGCGTCGCCCCGGCGTCATCCGGCACAGCGTCCGCAATCTGCACTTTGTAGTCAACAGAATCAACCGTGACCTTCATGTCGTGGTTGTGGGATTCTGCCGTCCGTTCAAGCGCGAGGTAGTCCAAAGATGGAGTCGAAATTTTTGCGTCGATAAACAAGATCGAACGCAGCACGATCTCCGTGTTGTCCTTGGTCTTCCGCACTTCGTTGGTGTTTTGCAGGTGGGTGTAATAAACCGTGTAGGTCGTGTACGTCGGTTTCTGCCACGAGTCAACGCCCGTCGGAACGCTTATCGTCGCAGTCTTGTTGAGAATCCTTTTCGGGATAGGTTGGAGCATGTGCTCACCTCCACATCGGGACGTTGCCCACTTCAGGGCAATCGACCTGTGAACCCGCCAAGCCGGTCTGCTCTAAAAACGCCATAGCCGCCGGGCAGATGATCGAGGTTTTGCCGACCGGCAGTTTGCTGCTGTTGACGCTCACTTTCCCGACCGTGAAACTCTCATTCGCGTTGCCGAAGCTCGCCGTCCTGATTCCAAGATAGGCTAGGTATTCAATCTGCGCGCAAATCGCCTTTTGAATCAGCGTTTGATTCGTCGCGGTCTGGTTGGTGAAGTTCGTGGAATCCACGCGCCCGTGCATGTAAGCAAGGATTGCTTCTTCCGCGCGCGCTTCGAACCGGGGGAAGTCCGCCGTTAAGACGGACTCCCCGATGTAGGTTGTAGTGTAGTAGCTTTCTGTCACGATGGCCATAACGCCACCGCCTTACGACTTGACTACTTCGACAGCGGAACCCGCCGACACGGCGTAGCCAGTCTGGTTGTTGACGAGCGCAAACGTGACATACTTGCCAGCAGTCTGCGAGGCAATGGTCATCGGGTTCGCCGTGACAGCCGTCCAAGTCACAGTGCCGGGCAGAGCCGCGCCATAGGTGACGGACGGTGCCGAGGTGTTGTTGCTGGTGACGTAGAGCGTCAGGCCGTATTCGGGCAGGCCGTTCGCCTTGATGTTCGCGCCGGTCGCCGTCACAACGGTGTCGCCGGAAGCCGCCGTACCCGCAACAGAAGTCACGGTCAGCGTACCGAGAACGCCCGTCATGTTGGCATAGAAGCCAGCCTGACGCTTGTTCAGGGAGAAGATGTCGTAGTAGTAGCGCTCGTAGTAGAGCCACTTGCCCTTGCTCTGCGCGGTCGGTGCGGTCATCATGGACGTGTCGTAGACAACCGGGGCAACCAACGCCATCGGGTCAAACAGGATGAAGTTGACCTGCGTCGCACCACCCGTGACCACCCAACCGGTGGTGAAGGTGTAGGCGGTCTTCATCATGTCCTTGGGAACCTGCGTGATCTTCACGCCGTCAAGCGAGGCCACGTTGCGGTTGATGCCGAGTGCGGAGCCGTCGATGCTGACGAAGCGCGTCACGCCAGCAGCGGATTTCAGCAGCACATACGCCGCCGGGGTCATCTTGCAGATGATACGGTCAACGGGGATGCGCTGGTCGATCATGTACGCGAGCGCCGCGTCCCACTGACCGAGGATGTTGTCTGCGGTGAGGGACGTGCTTACCACGCCGCCAAATCCGTTCGCGAATCCCGCAAGTTTCTCGGAGGCGTAAGCATCCATTTCCATTAATGTTCAACGCGGGTCGTTAATCCGCGCCCGGGCTTTTCGCCCCGCTGCATGTCACCATGCAGATCAGACTATATCTTCACCCTTTTTCAAGGGGTCTCCCATTTCCGCGCACTTGCGCGTACTCCCTTTCGGGATAGTCGTTGAACGTTCCGTGAATTTCCATGTAAAACCATACGCTTTAGGCGTTCGCCCTTTCGCACATGACCGAATGTTTTGAGCCACGATTCGCCTCGTGGACTTCGTTTTTTCGGGATAGTGCTCAATGAACCACGTAGCCGCTTTCATCGAATCTTGAAACCATTCTCCGCTTTCCATGCACATTATCGGTTTTGATTGGCTTGTGTTCGCAAGCCCCATTTGGAAAGCGTGAAGTCTGTTCTCACTTGACGTTACCCATTCAAGGTTTGAAACGTCATTATTCGTTTTATTTCCGTCCTTATGGTTCACATATCGCCGCCCTTGTTCTGCGGGGATAAAAGCGTTTGCAACAATACGATGGACAAGCGTTGTTTTCACTTTCCCATCTTTGCAAAGATCAACGGTCATGTAGCCCGTTTTCTTTTTAGATTGAGAAATAATTCTTCCCGCTTGCATTCGGCTTTGAACATGCCGGATGTTTGTTTTTATATGCCGATCAACGCTTCGGATTTCTCCGTTACTCGAAACCTCATACAATCCTTCGTATTGTTCAACTGGTTTCCATGTTTTCATGGTTATTCCTTCTTCCATATTAGGATATAACCATTATACACGGCTTCGCTGCTGATTGTCAACGGGTGATGCTAATTCCCGTTGAGTTTCCAGCAATTAAGGAGAATTCACTGCGAATTACTTACGCAGCAGCCCGAATTCCAGGCACCTTTTGAAATTCGTTGAACGTCTTGGTGATGTTCGCGATGGTTACGACCTCGTTGGTCTGCACAATGTCCATCGGGTCAACGAGCGTAGACCACTCGCGATCCATCGCCATTGTGAGCGCCTGATACTCGTTGTTGAAATTGCGGTTGAACGTGCCCGTGATGGTGTCGCGGTCAACGGCGGTTGCGCCGGAAACTTCCATCGACGGTACATAGATGGTTTTGCCCTGACCGGGACGGTAGAGCGTCGAGTTGGGAGAACCCCACACTTCGGGGAAATACGACAGGTACGGGTATGCGTTGGCAAGCGCCTTTGCATACTCCGCTGCATAGTTGATAGTGCTCTGCTCGAAAGCCATGTTGTTTTACCTTCCTTACTTTTTAGGTACGAACCCCCACGCGCCGTCAAATGTCGGGTTTTCGTTGCCCGTGGGCATCTTGCCCTCAACAGGTGCGCCGAACTGCGGTTTCGGGGGTTCTGCGGGTTTGGGTACGAAGTATTCCTCGTACTTCTCCGCGATGGTCGGAATCTGCTCTGCGTACGGCTTGTGCTTCTCGCCGTGGTCAAGCAGACTGTAGACGGTCTCGCGGAACTTCGGTTTGACAGACGAAAAATCATCTGTCGATAGTGCCCGCAGCATCGCAGCCTCGCCCGCTACCTTCTGGTATTCGGGATCAGCTTTCACGTCGATCTTCTGCGGGTCGGGCGGCTCGTTCTTCGGGATTTCGCTCTTGGGGATGTAATCTGCCGCAAGCGCTCTGCCGGATTCGGTCAAGATAAACTCGATTTGTTCATCCGTCAGTCCCTTATCTTTGAGCTGTGCTCGTTTGAATAGTGCCATTGTGTTTTCCTTCCTTTTTCCGCCGTGAAGTTGGCGAGTGCGCTTTACCGCCGCGCGTGGCGAATTTATGAGATAGCTTTCGCTGTACCTCCGTTATATCGCGACCGTTCGCGCCAGTCATGATGTTGTACATTAGTCTTCCTCCTCATAGGGCATCGGTGCGGGGTTGGCTGGTTCCGATTTCGTCACGCCGATTGCATGCGCCAGCTTGTACCGCGTTTCCTTGCGCCAGTAGTAAATGTATTCCTGCAATTTGTTCACGATATCAGCGGGCAATCCCGCCTCTGCCGACTCCATCGCAACGATGATGGTTTCCATGATCGTCATGGCAAGCGGGAGTGTCGCGCTTAGTTCGCGCGGTACGGTGTCGAGTATTTCATAACCCGCCGCACACGCTTCGGAAATCGTCGGCTCTTTGAACCCCAGCGAAATGCCGATCTCGGTCAAATCGTCCAGTTGGTCAAACAGCGCGTCGTACCAATCGCCCAGCTGCGAGTGATTGCCGAACCATCCAGCGTCTTTCACGAGATTGCGGTGCAGTGTCGTGAGGTTGTTGTGCTGAATCTTCATCAAGCACAGGAGTTTTTGAAAAGCGTTCATTCTGCGCCCTTCTTTCTGCCGCCCTTAGAGCCGTTCTGCGGGGCTTTCTCTTTCTTCGGTTCATTGCCCGTGTTCGGCGTTCCCGACGCATCAGGGGCATATGCATTTGACGAGATGGCGATAAATTGAGCGGTGGTCAACTTCTCCCCGCAAATTCTGCACGTCACGCCCGTGCAATCGCCCTGAAACGCGCTTCTCCCGTCACCGTATCTGTGTTCGCAACTCATTGTTTAACTCCTTTCGCCTTTGCGGCAACGCTTTTGTTGTATTCTGGGACTTGCGTTCTGTCAGGGCGAACGGTCAATCCGTTTTTGTCCACGAACGCATTCATTTTCGCTTGTGCGGCCTTCACCCTTCTGGATTGATCCGCAAAGAGTTCCTTGTCTTTCGTAGCATCGGCAATCGCCGCATCACGCTTTGCATATCGAACTTCGCGTTCAAGCTGCCTTTGCTTTTGTGAAACCTCGTAGCGCTTGTCGTTTACTGATTCCGGCGGAACCGTGCCGCGCACCTTCGAATACCCCGGTATGAAGATATTCGGCGGCTTGTGGTGGCAGTTGATGCCGCCTATGCCCGCCGGTTCGCCGTAGGTCGTGGAGTAAAGCGAGATGAACGAAATCCTGTTCCCGTCCAAGTCCTCGACCGTTCCAGACCGTCCAGACGTTGAGTAAACCTTGCCTTGGTATGGATAGCACCCCGGCCTCGCAGTCGCCAGTATGGGCCACCAGATTAAGTCGTTGCCATAATCCCTGTTCCGGGCGAACGCCGCTTCCGTTGCGACGTTTCCGGTGGTCGTGCGAACGTCCATGTTGACGTATGCTTCCGCACTCCACTGTTTACCCGACTTATCGACAAAACCGGTGATCCCCGCGTCGCTCATTTCTTTGAGCGCCTTGCGAACCGCTGCCGTCCGTGATTCCGCGCCCGTGGCGACCGAACCCGTTGCGGTGTTCAGCGCCTGTTGCGCGATCTTCGCTTGTTCCTCGCTCATGAACTGTTGCGTGTAAATCCCCGTGCTTGATACGGCCTTCCTGAACGCCGCCTGTGAGCTTTGCAACATGGTCGTGTTCACAAGGTTCAGCTTGTCGATTGCTTGGCTTTGGTACGCCGTCAGGACGGATTTCACGCCATCCGACATTGGCGCATCGTGCAAGAACCCTTTCTTGACCGCTTCCGCAAACTGCGGCTCGATTTCGTCAAGCGCTGCCATCGCAGACCGTTCAAGCGCTTCCTGCATCAGCTCGACGTTCTGGCCTGTCATCTTCGCAATGATTGTGATGTTCTCCTGCGTGAGTTGCCCCATCTTGGCGAGCTGCTGGAACTGCCAATCCGTAGAACCAATTGTTTTGTCAGTGACGTTAAACTTCCGCGCGATGTTGACGAGCAATTGATCCACGATGTCCGAATAGACCTTTGTGATCGGGTCTGCGAATATCTCAACCGGTGGGCGGTGCGGGTTGAACTCCATCACTCGTCACCCTCGTTGATCTTCTCAAGCCCTCCGCTGAACGCTTCCATGCTCACGGTGGATTCTTCGCGAATCCGTGCAAGCTCCTGTTCTGCTTCTTCTTCGGTCAAGCCCTGCCCATACTTCGGATCGGTCAGGAACGTCAGCTTGCTCAGCACTCCCTGCGACATGAGCGTCACGCCCTCGTTGATGTTGGTCTGCCTGTCCTGCGTCACGCCATCATCGAACGTCACAGCGATGTCAACGCCGCCCTTAACCAACGCAGCAATCTTCTGTCCTTTATATTCCATGTCATACAACACCGCAACTGCGATGATGTTTTCCACGGTTCGAATGATCGCCGGACGAATCATGTTTTGCATGTCATTGATCGTCTTGTAGGTCTTGCTATTCTCGCTGATGACTTCCGTCGCCGTCTTGATTCCGTCCTTGACGTTGAACGAGAATGTAGCAGGAGAGAAGCCCACTTGCAAGCACAGCACGGACAGAAACGCATTGATCGCCGCAACATGTTCTTCCACGCGCAGCTCTACGCTTGCATCCGTGACCTTGAGATCATCGGGATTGTCGGTGCTCAACGCCTCGTATACTTCATCGTTCGGATCGAAGTAGCGGCGTTGTACCCCTGTGACAGGATCGGTTACAGAACGAACCGAACGCGCCGGAACGATGATGCGCTTCTTACCAAGCCTGAATTCGCGCACAAAACTATCGTAGCAGATGTCCAGCGCGCGCAGCGTCGAAAGCGCGTTTCCGTAGATGCTCATGCCAAGCGGGGAATTGTCATCAAGGTTGTTCGCCCCCGGCATACGGTAGTACGTAAACAGAGATTGTTCGATTCCCTCTATGGGCGTTTGATCGCTCAAAAACGGATAGATCGCAGCAAGCGGGTAGCGATATCCGAGGATGTCCTGCGGTTCGCGCGTTCCTTCGTTCTTGCGCATCTCTGCTCTGAATAGTTCGTTGGTGATATAGTACGTTTCCCCAGACCACTTATGCCATTCAAGGCGGGTGTAATAGTAACCGTCTTTTGCCTTGCGGCTGATAAACACGCCATCCGTGACCTGTGCGTTATCCCATGCGACAGGTACGAACTGATCGGCCATGCAGTAGTCAATCATCACGCGCTCTGTGCCGGGGATGTTCGCGCCGTTCTCGTCGTGCTTCATGTCGGCCCTGACCTTGATAGCGCCGCCGCCCAATGCAGCAGATTGTTCGATGTGCCCGCGCATCTTCGTCCAGAATGCGTTCTTCACAAGCACGTCCTGAACGAATTCATCCAGCGGGTCAGTCTGCCCCTCCGGCGTTCCCTTGCCTTTGATCGTTGCGTGCACTCCGCACTTCTCCGACCAGATGAGGCTTGCCAGTTCAGAACATACCGCCTTTGGCATGTCCATTCTGAACAATTCGCGTTTTGCGTTCGCGTTCTCAATCGTCGGCGCGGGGATCATGTGCCAAACGTTGTAATAGCCTTTGTACAGGTGTTTCCAAATGAAAATGCCGAAGTAATAAAACTGGTTAAAAGCCGGAACGCCGCCGACCTCGAAAACATCCTTAAATTCTTTCCCGAATCCCGTAGTCGCTCCAACCTTATCGACCAAGTTTTTCACCCCCGTTTTGATGCGGTCAAAAAGTCCCATAGTTCACCGCCTATATCACATAGTTTTTGTAAAAATAGTTATTTGCGTATCGCGCTTCATCCATGCAATGGTTGTAAGCATCCACGGGGTTCCCGTTGTCATCGACGCAGTACATGCCGACTTCTCGAATGAATGGCGCTGCTCCGTATTTCAGGTCATCAACGACGTAAAAACGCCCGTCCGAAATGGCACTCTGCAAATACTCAATGCCAACCTTGATGCCCTTTGACGAGCCGCGAACGTCACGTGAATTGTTATCCGCTCCATTGGTCTGAACGCCGAGCAATTCAAGCTCCATTCTCAACGCCCTGCATGCCGGATCGACAAAGAAGCTGCTCTCGCGCGTCTGCACCTTGTTCCGGCAGTATGGAATGAATGATTGAACAATCTCGCGCGCCTGTTGGCTCATCGCCAGCGCGCCGCCGTCGTAGTACCAGTTCGCAATTCGGTAAAGCGTAAACCTTTTCGCGCTCTTTGTGATCGCGTAGCAACCCACCGTGGTAGGATCGGACACGCCGCCGTCAGCAGCGAAGAACATTTCGCTCACATCGCCGAAAGGCATTGTATCGAGCACATGCCGTTTCGGGTCGAACATGCTGTAGATAACGCCCTGCGGAATGGCACGCTCTCCAAGAAAGTCCCGCTTGTACAGGAATGGGTTCTTTAGGCACGTAAGCCTGATTTCTTCCAAGCGTTCCGGCGTGATCGCGGGGTTATCGTTGAGCGTCCAGTGCGTGTAGTGCGCGTCTTGGATGTTGAGCACGTCCTGAATCACCGGATGCATTGGTGCGGGCGGGTTGAGGTCGGCAATGTGCCAACGGTCTTTCGCCGCGAACGTCCTGCGGAAACACTCTTGAATCATGTCGGCGTGAATGAGGTCGATCTCGCAGAAGTACACCGAACCGAGCGATAAGCCCGTGATGCTGTTCCTGCTGTCCTTTTTCCCACCGCCCTTGTAGTAGATGCGCTTGATGCCGTTCGGCGTTTCCACCATGAGGTGGTCGCCCGTATCGTCATGTTTGAGTTTTGCCGCGTCCTGAAATGTTCCAATCAGGCCAAGCCCGTTGCCGTCCATGATAAGGCGAAAGGCTTGTTCCTGCGAGTATGCAACGACCAAATGAAGGAGGTCGGTTGTCTCGATGATGTGCCGGGCAAATCGGTGGGTACATGCCACGGTCTTTCCGCTTCGAGGTGTTCCCTCTGCCCAGTCTAAAGTGTGATCGAACGGTCTTCCGACGAATTCCTCTTGTTTGGGCGAATACTCAAATGCCATGCTTGTTTTTCGCCTCCGCAATCGCTTCCATGATTCCGTTCGGTTTCGTGTCCGCTCCGGAACCATCGAACAGCCCCAAGTGCCTACCTAGCAATTCAAGGGCTTTGAGCTTATCTGCCAGTTTGACTTCAACGCCGGAGCGACCTTCTTTTATTCCCGCGATCGCTGCCCGCTTTTCTTTCGGTATCTTCGCGGTGTCAACCAATCGAACCCTGTTGTTTTTAACCTCCGCAAAATCAGCAACGTCATAAAATCCAATCGAAACGAGTTCCGCTATAACCATGTCCTGTGTCACCATGGCGCGCTTCTCGCGTTTTTGCATTTTGCTTTCAATCAACGCTCTGACTTCATCATCCTTCATCACCCTTTGCCCTGTCGAATACGCCGCCTTGGGACTATACCCCGATCTGATTGCGGCCTGTGTGATGTTGAGGTCTTTGAGATATTCATCAACGAATCGCTTCTTTTGTTCGGTAAGCATTGTGCGCTCACCCCGTTATGCACACTAATATGCTTTCAACGTAAAGGCGGCAATGCCGCTCATTGAGTTCTGCCATATTGCCGCCCTCCTTTCGTGATCGTTAACGCCCAGCTCCACCCCTGCATCGGCGCTATTCCCTGCCACTGTCACGCAAAAGAGCACCCTTTCGGGTGCCCTCGCATGACTTGATGGTTATAGTATATCACATAAAAGGTGTCAAAAGGTGTCAACTTTCATTCCGCGCTGATTTTTATCAGCTCCGATAGCTTGTCAACCGCCTCGCGCTCCATCTTCTTGACGTGATCCTCTGCGTACCCTGTGCTTTTCGCAATCTGCTCGTACTGCCGCATCTTCTTGTACCGAAGATCGATTACGGCCTGCTCCTTCGCGTTGAGCACTTGGATCGCGCCGTCGATTGCCGACGCAAGTGCGAGTTCCTTTCGGATTTCCTCAACGAGTTCCGATACCCTTTCTTCGTATCGTTCTTTCAGCCCGGACAGTTGCATCGCTGCTCGTTGAGTCGTGTCCGTGGTCTTCCCGCTGTGCGGCATACCCGTGAGCTGTTGAGGCTTAATGTCAGCTGCGCTCTCTATGAGGCTGTTGTATTCCTCGATGTCGTGTTGCCGTCTCGCGCAGAACTCTGTCACGCGCCCCCACCTCCATAGCAACCTCCGTATATTCCGGCGCTCGTCTTCACTCATGCGCTTACCCCCGCTTCTTTGTATCGCGTCCACCCAGGCATCGGAACCGCCGTTCTAGTCCCGCTCGACCAATAGAACACTGTGTTATGCGATATCTGCACGACGAGCAACCCGGCCCCGAATAACACAATGATTATGATGAGCGCAATTGCAAATGCAATGTCAAGCTTTCGCATCCGCACCGTCCTTTCCAAGCAGCTCCGCGAGCAGATTGTGTTCGTATGCGCCGCTTACAGCTTCGTATCCAAGCGCTTTCATCTCAACGCAAGCGATCATCGTTCTGTCTTCTCTCTCGAATTTGATCCATCGATTGTCAATGTCTGGATGGTAAATCATTTTTCTTGCGCCCGCTTCCAATAGTCCGCGCAGCAGCGCCATCTGCTGCTCGTTGAATCGCGGGGGATCGGCGAGGTTCAACCGCGCTGGCGCGTAGTCTTCGTAGTGGCAACACACTTCCATGTATTGACATTTTCCGCAGGAGCCAAGGTTGCCATTATTCCAGTATTTTTTGCACTCGTCCTGCATCTCGCCCAGCGTAATATCGCGCCGTTTCTTGTCGCTCATTTTTCAGACCTCGCAATCAATCCGCATTTGTTTTCGGTTTTGTTCCATATCGCACATCTTTCTTCGATGCAAAAGCCGTATCCGTTACTCACGAAAGAACCAGACTGCGTTTTTGATTGGAACACAGCATCGGCAATCCACATAAATGGACATTCGGTGATTGCAGTCTTTTTTTCATTTTCCATCGTTTTCGCCATCTTTCACCTTGTGCGGCATTCTTCCAATCGCAAGCCCAAACAACCACGGCGCGAGATTTACGGGGCAATAGCCACTATCGCACACAAACCACAATAAAAACCCTCTCATTATGCCCTCTCTTTCTTAACCATCATTCCGTGCTTATCAACCTCGTTTTGAAGCTCCTGAGGTGAAAACCCACGAACGCAACACCGATACCCATCCTCGAACGTGTACCAGTAATAGACGATTTCGCTCATTCTGCGCCTCCGTCCTGCTCGTAGTCCTGTCCCCATTCGCCAAGAGATACGCTCACGGTCGTTACAATCTCCATTGCATCGCGAACAGTTCTATCACTCATAGCCGCAACCAACAGCATTCCGCAAGCCGTATCAAGGCGCGAGATCATTTCCTCAAACGTCAACTTAAATTCATCCATTACTCTTTCTCTCCCCTTCCTGCGGCAGTCCGCGCCACGTCCAGTTTTGTAATTGCTTCATCGGATAATCTTTCATACACGATTTACACGGCTCGTTTTCTAGCTTGCATCCGTCATGCTTACATCTACTACAAAATCCAAACAAATCTGCCATCGCCTTATCCCGCTCTTTCTCGGCTTGCTCTGCGCGGGCGGTCAGAGCGGAGATGGTCTGCTCTTGGCTTTCGAGGCGGTCGGCGGCGTTCTGCATAAGCACCGTTCTGCACCCAGCCTCGTCTATGTGAGCAGGACACGCATCGCCGCAAATGCTATTTACATCAGCACAATACCGCAACGCCTGCACGATCTGCTCCGTGGTCGGATCACTTGTCATTGGCATGTTGTAGCTTCTCCTTTCGACTTCCGTCTTGACCTCCATTGCCGCCAGTTCCAGCGGAGGATTGTTCCAAGTTTCGTAAAACCATGCACATATCCATGCACATTATGGCAACAGACAACCCATCCAACTTGGCGCACATTCACCGCTCCACCGAGTAATTCAGTGCATTCTGTTTTGCTTTCGCACTTCGCGCACGGAACAGGCTTAATCATGATGCTCTCCTTTCGGCTCGTAGCGGTAGAACTTCTTTCCGTCCTTCTGTGTTTCGTTCTTATTACTCATCCTCTCGATTTTTCTTAGTGAAGCCGATACGCTTATTGGTTTACTCTCGCGAGGAATGAAAAGCATGGTGGCAGCGTCAAGCGGCGACGCTCCCAAGTCACAATTATCCAAAGAATGACAATATAGAAAACCTCCGTTTTCAGTTTTGCGCTTTCTAGGCTTTTTGTCATATCCCCATAGTTCGTTAGTGTAATCCCTTACAATCCACTCAACGCCAATCTCTTGCGCGTCCAGCAGCGCGGGCTCGTCGGCTTTCGTCAGTCCTGCGTTTGTGTTCTCCCTGATCTCCTGTATGCGCGTCTCTTGGTCACTCATGGCTGTTCCTCCTTCTTTCCGACCCAAATTGTCGCTTCGTAAACGTCGCCTCGCTCGGTTCGTTTCTTTTCGTACTCTATGAACCCTTTTATGTCAAGCGCGTGTATGATCTGGTCTTGTAGCTGTGATTGTATTCTCATCACGTCAACACCGTCTCGGTTAATGTGATGAACCGCGCTTAACTCGGTAGACGCTTTAAACTTTTCGAACTTTATTCTGTCGATTTGAGGTAATAATGGAAACGGTGCTACATCGCTAGGAAGATTCCGCTCCGTATATCCTCCGAGCGCCTTGATGATGGCGTTTCTTATCCTGTTCTTTTTCATTTCTCGCCCTCCTGCGTTCCGCGCCGCTCCTTGTTCGATTTGTATGCACACGCCTTATCGGTTGCGCTGCGGTATCGATTTTTAACCTTGTTTTTCTTGCATTTGCACTCGCCGTATACGTCGGCATAGGTGAGTTCAAGGTTAGCGCATCCGTAACAGCGTCGCGCAAGATCGATAGAACTATATTCAACGGTTACGATCATCGTGTCTTTATCCCTTCTCCGCAAGCGCGGCGGCGGCTTCGGCTTCGGTCACGTACACATCGTCCCTTAACCTTCCGGTTCTGAAATCAAGATCAAGCAGCGTAAACGCCTTTGATTTGAAACCGTCGGGACTTGCCAGCAACTTTGTCCATTCCTTTCCGTCTTTTCCTATGTAGGTCGGATATTTTAACATGTAAACCATATCTCCGACTTTGCACGGCAGCACCACCACGCGCCCCTCGCGGTCTGCGGATGCGAGTTCGCGGAGGCGGTCGGGCGGGATGTCTTTGATGATCTCCAACCGTTCAAGCGCAATCGCCTCGGTCAATCCGTTTATGATATCGGTGTAATGTTTGCTCATTCTCCGTCCTCCTTCGTGTAGGGGCTGTTCAGGTAGTCTACCCAGCACTGTAGGCAATCATGGTATTGACCGTCTCTCGGCATCGACAGCGCGTATGTTTTTTCACACGGCTCATACGGCGGTTTCCCGATTTCATGGCAACACTGACCAACATACGAGCACTGATATTTTGCAATTTCCTCCACGCTCATCCCCCTGATGGCGTCAAAGACGGTGAGGGGCGCGTCTTTTTGTTTCACGGAAATGATTTGACTGTGACCATGAGACGTTGTCATATACTCGTATTCCGTTCCGCTGACGTATGCCTTGGCTTTCTCTTCCGCTTCTTTTTGCGATTCAGCGCTTATTGTTTTTACGTGTTTGATTCCCCATTGGCTCAAATATGTAATCTGAAATTTCATTTCCCGTCCTCCGCTGGCGAAAGGAGCCATTTGATTTCGCGCTTGACAGCTTTCTCAAAAGCCATCATCAGGTTCTTTGATTCGCCCGCCTTGTCTCGCTTAACTTTTATCCCTCCATCAAAGTCCCCGTAATAGGCGTATGAATTTCTCCACACCCGTTCCTCTGCGAGAGTTCGCACGTCCCGCATCTTCTCGATCAGCGCTTCCTGGTTGGTGCGCGGCTTCTGCTTGGCTTTCTGCTTCTTCACGTAGTCATCAAGTAGCTTCTGGTCGATTCCTTCTGTCGTTCCCATTTCTCATCCCTCCGCTTTCAGGTTCTTGCCGCAGCTGGGGCACACGTTCGTCGGAACCTCGATAAACCCGCCCGTCTCGTCGTTCGGAATGTAGCAAATCAACTCATCGATATCGAGGCGCTTGCAGTACTTGCACCCGCTCTTCTCCCGCTCCATCTCCGCGATCTGCGCGAGTGCGATGTTCACGTTGCATACCGTTTGAAATCCATCGTGATTCAGGTAGATGTAGGTGTGTCCGTTCTTCTGCGCCTCCAGCAGCGCGGGCTTGTCGGAGATCGTTAGTCCTGCGTACATGGCGGTTCTCCTTTCGGTTCGTAACGGTAGGCTAGCCAAGTTTTTCCGTACAAATCGTCAAGTCCGCAATTCGTTATGTTTTTGTCATGCAGATTAACGAAGGTAAAACCGCTTCTTTCGTACTTATCTCCGACAATAGACCATCCGTCATCGCCATGTTCTCCTTCCAGTCCATAAATGAACACTGGCTTTCCTTCGCTTGCGACAACTTCATCCCACGTCAGCGGCGCGTTCTCCTGACGGGATAGCTCGGCGCGGAGAAGTTGCTTTACCACCATGAGGTTGTACACGTCTTCGGTGCGTCCTTCTTTATTAGCGTTTTCCTGTGCCGTAGTCACGCATTCAATCGCCCGTTCGATTTCGTTCATGCGTCCTCCTTGCGTTCCCGCTCGTCTATCACTTCGCGTTGCTCCGTGTCGAGCCACTTCATCCACTCGTTAAATTCTTTTTCATCGCCATTTGTAAGCAACCACGCGCAAAACGCCTTGTCCGCGCAGATTCGTTCGTAGTTCGTCATACTTTACCTCAAATCTTTCCCGCAAGCCACAGGCCCGCGATCACAAATACGATCAGAAAACCAATCAAGAATCTAAATTCGTTGCGTGTCATAATTCCTCCTAGAAAATCAAAACCGCCCGAGATAGTGCGGCTATCCCCGGCGGCTGATTGTGATCGGTTTTGCGTTCGGTCGAAACCGCCGCACAGCTCCGATCAACACCATTATCTTACCACCGTGGCTTTTCCGTGTCAAGCCCCGCGTACAGAATAATGCGCTTTTTTTCTTCACCCGCGTGATACTTCTCGATCTTCGCGCCGGGCGATTTTTTCCAGTCCGGCAGCATGCAAATCACGTCCGCTGTCTCGACAAAGCACAGGCCGATTTTCATGTACTGTTCGTAGGTCATCCCCGCCGGAAGGATGCACGGGTTTATCACGGTGTACCCTAGTTCCTCCAGAACCATTTGAGCGTCCGCGAATTTTTCTCGGTAGTGCGGGTCTGATGTGATTGCGCCGCTGATATAGGCTATTTCGTGCTCACTCGTCAAAGGTTAGACCCTCCTGCTTGTAAATCTCCTGTGGTTCGAATAGAGGTTGCATTTCTTTTTCTTTCGCTAGTCGTTCGCTTGCCGCCTTGTAATAGTCCGCATCAAGTTCGAATCCCCAATACTCAAACCCCATGCGGTGACACGCGATAATGCTTGATGCGCTACCAACGTGCGTGTCGAGAATTTTATCGCCGCGGTGGGCGTAGTTGGTCAAAAGATATTCATACAGCGCTATTGGTTTCTGTGCGGCGTGGATACGCTCTTCTTTCATGTTCATTGGTGACATGTAAAATGTTCTTGCGCTTACGTCAAAGCTCGTCCATGCAAACTCGCACGATGCAAACGATATTCCTTGCGGTTGTTTTTTATCCCAAATCACAAACCCGCGTGTCGGTGGCAATGAAAAATAGTTTCCACCCCATATGATTTGATTTTGCGAAACACGGAATAGTTCATCGAAATATTCTTTGCTTGGAATGCAATCGTCCCATCTATTTTCATTTTTGTTATATTTTCCAAGCCGTCCGCTATCGGTTATGCTTATTCCATACGGCGGGTCGCAGATGCAAAGTTCGAAAAACTTATCGGGGAACTCGCGCATAGCAATCATGCAATCCATGTTGTAAAAACCAGCTTCAAGCATCTTTCCCCTCCAAATACATTTCCGCAATCCCGCGCAAGTTGTCAGCCAGCGCGATTGCCATTTCGTAGTTGATATCAGTCGTTCCGTGAATACCCGCTATCACGATTCGCTTTTTGTACTGAGGCTCGAAAAACACAAATAGCGATTCACAATCAAACTCAATCGGCATACAGCCAGTTTCTAACGATAGACGGTCAGCTTCTTTGTTGTTCATGCTTCCTCCATCAATCCAAGTTGTTTTGCTTCGTATCGTTTGCGCGGGTCGTATGGGTCGAAGTCAAGCGAGATCCGTTCCTTAATCGGTGCAATCATTTCTTTGGTCGCTTTTTCAAAAAACTCCTTGTCAATCTCAAAACCGTATGACGGTCTGTTAAGTTCATACGCCGCAACCAGTGTACTGCCGCTCCCCGCAACTGGGTCTATCACAACGTCGCCCTCGTCCGTGAAGATTTCGATCAACTGCTTTAACAAAGCAATCGGCTTTTGTGTTGGATGTACCTTTGGATATTTCCCCGCTGGATCAGCTTTCCAGTTGAACCAATTATAGATCATCTTACCGTTGTTATTGAACTTCGGCAACTTGTCACGGTACAGCACAACGGCATATTCCATAGCACCCACGATTTTCATATTCGCTTTCAGCACTTGCGCGGAATAGTTTTTGATGAAGAAAATCGGAAAGCTGTTTTTAAATCCGTACTTCACGCCGTACTCCGCAACCATCGGCATTTGGTCAAACGCGCAGAACACGATCATTGCAGGAGATTTCCCCGCTTCTTTCGGTTCCTTGATTAAAAGGTCGTTGCAAAAATGCATGTACTCCGCAATACGAAAATCGTTGTCCGTTTTGAAAAACGATTTACCAGCCAGCTCGCTCTCTCCGTTTTTGTTGTCGCCATCTTTATACCATTGCGGATTACTAGCGAAAGCGTTTTCTGCCAGATTATATGGAATGTCCGCGATTACTAATTGCGCTTTCGGTATGCCGTACCGTTTGAAATTTTGAAAGTGATCACGGTACAGCTCAATCTTTACGCCCATTTTGCCCTCCCAAAATCTCCACAATCCGTTTCCCGCACTCCGCTTTCGTCGTAAACTCCCACCGAACGCCGTACCGCTCCTGCATGGTGCGCATCACCTTCGCCAGCGTCGCCCCTGTGGTGGCGCGTGGGTTCTTTTTCAGTCGTGGGTTGACCCATCCTTCCACGTCATCGATTGACCGCACACCGCGCCCGTGCTCGATTAGAATCACAAGCTGGATACCGAGTTCCTTTGCGCGTAGCATTTCGCGCTGAAAGCGGTCGTGCTGCTGGCAGACGTTGCCGACCAATTCAATCATGCTTTGCTTTCGGTCGATCGAAAGGCTCTTGTTTTCATCGGACATGTAATCTCCGACTTTGAGCGCTATGCTCCCGTACCGCTCTTTGTTTATGTACTCAATTCCGCTTTCGCGGAAATACCGCAGGACGTGTTCGTTCTTCCCTTCGTGCTCCCTACTGTCAATTATGACCTTCATTTTCCATCACCATCCATCGGTGCGTAGTCCGCAAAGCAGAGCGGTTCGGGATCGTTCCAAGAAAGAACATTGCTCAAAAACATTCTTTGCGCCGACGTTTTTTTAGTTGATATCGAATCCCATGTGTAATCTAATCTTTGCGGAAAACTAGTGTGAATATAAACATATCCATTGCAGTCTTTTGCGGCGTAATTATATCCTGCTCTCTGTTCTTCGCGCATCCACGCAAGCTGATCCGGCGTGAATGGGTTCGGCGCGGGTTCGTTAAGCTTGTTCTTAATCCATCCAAGTGTGTAAAATTTGTCGTTTTCTGAAACCAAAGGGCTTTTACCGCTCTCTTCTATCATCGCAACAAACTCTACCGCTGTCATATCCTTCGGTGCTTTCTGCTTAATCATGATTTTTCTCCTTGTTTTTTCATTTTTGCCCCGCAATGTTGGCAGTATTTTGATCGATACCTGTTGATTGAGTGCCGACCGCAAATAGAGCAAACCATGTACGGAGGTTTCCATATCCACTCTCCGCGCACGGAAGCATTAATTGATTCGTAGGTTCCTATGATCTGATCGCTATCAATTCCAAACGGCATATTATCCCTTCCTGTGGTCATCCCACGCCATAACAACTGTAACGCACGTTTCCTGCAACCTCGAAACGATTGCTTCTGCCCGCGTCCGATCGTCACCCAACGCCGCCGCAAGCTCTTTGCATCCGTGATTCGTCGTGATGATCGTCGGCAACATGTTTTCATACCGTGCATTGATGATCGAGAATATCATGGATGCCGCCCACGCCGTGACCTTCTCTTTTCCGAGATCGTCCAGAATGAGCAATTCGACCGTCCCGTAGGTGTCTACTACCTTGCTCTCCTGCGTGTCCGTGTCGTAGGTGTTTCGAATATCCGCGAGCAAGTCAATCGACGTTTTGAAGATCACGGGTATTCCCGCCGAAAGCAGTTGATTCGCGATAGCCGCCGCGAGGTGTGTTTTGCCCGTTCCGACCGTTCCGATCATCAGCAGACCTTTTCCGTCCTGTAGGCGTTCCTTGAAGGTGTCCGCGTATCTCTTTGCGAGGTTGAAACACTTCTGCTGTTCCGGCGTGGCGCACTCGAAGTTTTCAAATGTGCGCTGCTGGAATCGTCTTCCGAGGCCGGAGCGTCCGATCAGGCGGTCAATGCGATCTCGTTTGCGCGCGCGGTCTTCTTCTTCAAGTTTAGCCTCAACCCTCGCGGCTGCCTCTTCCACAAATTTATCAATTGCTTTGAGCGCTTCCGGGCAGTTGCATGGTTCCAGCGTCCACCATTTTTCAACGACGTTGTTAAAACACGGCGCAATCCAGTAAAGCGTTTTACCGCAAAATTGGCATGCTCCCGGCTCCGGGATTTCG